AAAAAAAGTAGTTTTGCATTTTCATTTTTAAAATATTAAAATGAGTGTTTTTTTTTTAAAGCTAAATTACGAGCTAAATTACGAGCTAAATTGCGAGCTAAATTACGACCTAGACCATTAACGGTATTTTTATTTTTATGAAAATATAAATAATAATGCTATTTTAATGTATAAAAAAAAATTTTTTGAAAAATAAAAAAAGAGCTAAATTACGACTTTGACCAAAAAAAAAGCCAAATTACGACCTAAAATTTCAAAAATGCAAAAACTTTGAGGAGTTTTTTAACCCAATAGCGTATCATGTTTTTATTTTGAAAAAAATTCAGCCAAAACATGAAACGTAATCGCCTTTTTCAGATGAAAACCAAAATCTGATACGTTAAGCGATTTTTCCGAAAAAAACCGCGCAAAAATTTTCATTCCATTTTATTCCAAACGCTAAAAACCTGCGCGAAAAATTCAGCCAAAACATGAAACATAATCGCATTTTTCAGATGAAAACTTTTTTATGATACATAACTGGATTTTGTCAAAAAAAAGCGCGCAAGATTTTTCATTCCATTTTATTCCAAACCTCAAAACCTTGCGCGAAAAATTCAGCCAAAACATGAAACGCAATCGGCTTTTTCAGATGAAAACTTTTTTATGATACATAACTGGATTTTGTCAAAAAAAAGCGCGCAAGATTTTTCATTCCAAAATCATTCCAAAATTAAAAATTGCGCAAATTATAAATCTAAAGATTTTTTGGTATTTATATATTTTTAATTATATTTGATTGTTTATTTCTTCATATAAATAAATTACACTTATTTATTCTTAAAAAAATAAATGAAAAAACTATTTTTGCACAAATCTGCATTTTCACTTTTTTATTTTTTCATTATTCAATTTCTAATTCATCTTTATAAAGTCACCATTTATAAAAAAAGAAACTTAAAAAAATTTAGTCATTTATTATATATGAATGTATATGTTTCATTTTTAAGAATAATACAATTTATTTATTTTTATTCTCAAGCATGTTTTTCCTATTTTACATGTAAAAAACCAGCTGCACTTAAACATAAAAATAGTACCGATGAAGCAACAGAAGAATTATTATTTATTGCATTAGATGAATTTCCTAAAAAAAAAATAATTAACTTTTATTGTCATGTATGTTCCGAAGATTGTTTAAAAGATCAAACCTTTCTCATGCATGATAAAATTTTTTGTAGTTATGCATGTCGTAATCATTACATAAAACATTTTGAAAAATCACTCGTTATTTGAATAATTATGATAAATAGATAATTATAAATTAAATATGCTTATTTTTATTATTTTTTTTAATTATAAAAATATGACAGTTCTTTCCAATTTAAAACCACGAAATGACAAATTCATCAAAAATAAATATTCTATTTTAAAATCATATCACTATGATTTCCATTTGGTGATCTATTATCTTTCTGAAAAAAAATGCAAAGTAATACTTCGTTGTTTAAATCATATTCATGGATGGACTGAAAATATTCAAATTAAAATTGAAAATTTAGAAAATGAAAAAGATCCTGTTGTTTATTCCATTGGTTCCTCCTCTTACCCTTTTAAAATTGTACATTTATTTGTCCAACAATCATTAAAACAAAATGACGTGTTAATAGATTTTCAACAAATACCAAGAACTATTATTCAAACTTCTGGAAAAAGAAATATTGAGAATCAATTACTTCTTCATTCTATTTATACTTTTCAGGAATTAAATCCGGAATATGAATATTTATTTTTTAATAATCAAGAATGTCGTCAATTTATAAAAACTTATTATGATCAAGAAATTTTGTCTTTTTATGATTATTTACATCCAGGTGCTTTTAAAGCCGATTTTTTTCGCTATTGTTATATGTATCAATATGGTGGTTGTTATTTTGATTGTAAACAAATTTTACGAAAACCATTACATCAATTTATTCAACAAGATGATTCATTAATTTTATGTCAAGATAATCATAAAAGTGGACTTTTTAATGCTTTCTTATGTGCGAAGCCAAAGCACCCTTTATTTTTACATGCAGTTCAAAAAATAATTTATAAAATAAAACAGTTTGATTCTATATATGGATCTATGATGAAAAGTGAATATGAAAGAGTACCAGTTATTCTATCTTTAACAGGACCTTCTTTATTATATGAAGTTTTTCACGAATTAAAATTATCTTATCAAAAGCATGTACAATGTAATCATATTACTGGTAGTCAAGGTCCAAGTAGTGATAGTAAATACTATAAAGATTTTTCCATTCATCATAAAGGAAAATATATAATTACTAAAAACTATCCAGGAAGTAAAAGCTTTGGAATACATTATTCTCACTTATGGAGGAGTCACCAATTATTTTATCAAAATAAAGTAAAAATTAACGATTATATAATAAGCACCTATCCCAATCAATGTAGTCAAACTGTAAAATTTTATATGTATGATAATAATCAACTTATTATACAACATTATAAAAAACAACTTCATAATCCTTCTCAAGGTATTTTATATCAACTTAAAATTATAGATGATAAAACAAGTGAAGAATATTGTGTATCATTTAAAAGTACTAAAGAAAATTACCAAATTATTACATGTCCTTTTTCTTTTCCAATGAAAAATTATATTGAAGATATACAAGCTATTAAACAAAATAAAAAAGAAGAAGAAATATGGAATATACATAAAAAGAATATTCCTTTTCATTTTGTCAAAAATAATTCAACTTATTATTTCATCGTTTTATTAAATGAAAATTGTCCTTATGAAAATAAAACAATGGAATTTCAAATTATTTTTATGAATCAAAAGTCAATTAAGAAAAAAATAAACTTTAATACTGGAAAATTATATATTGAAAAAATAGTAAAAGAACGTGAAGTAAAGATTTTGAATACGATGTATGAAAAATAATTACTATAAATTTTTTGCCTTTCAAAATAGTTTAATTTATTAAAAAAAAAAAATTTAATAAATTATATGGTGAATAATATTGTCGAAAATATTGCTCCACGAAATGATATATTAGTAGCTAATCATTATTCTATATTTAATGACAAGATGAAAGATGAATTTCACCTTGTGGTTTACTATATTAATCCTAAAAAAGCACAAATAATTGTTCGCCGATTGGATTCTGAAAATGGATGGGGAATGGATTTAAAAATTAAAATATATGATGAAAAAAATAATTCACATCAAGTAATTTCCATGGGAAGCTGTGATGAAAATTATAAAATTATTGAACTTTATACTAAAATTACCTTAATACGTAAAGATCCAATACAGCAAAAAATTCCAAAAGTAATTATGCAGACAAATAATATTTTAATTAAAAATATAAAACATTATAACGCAATTTGTACATTATTAGAACATAATCCATCTTATGAGTATATCTTTTTTGATGATAATCGATGTATTCAATTTTTGCGCGAACATTTCAAAGTAAATATTTTACTAAAGAATCAGAATAATGGAGAAGAAGAAATAGATGTCGTGAAAGCTTTTCAATCTATTATTCCGGGAGCCATTAAAGCTGATTTTTTCCGTTATTGTTATCTTTATATTCATGGAGGTGTTTATATGGATCACAAATGTATATTAAATATATCGCTAGATGAATTAATTCATCCTAATGACGAACTCATTTTATGTAAAGATGATGCCCCCAATTCTTATTATAATGGAATTATTATGTGTACAAAAAATAATCCACAATTATATGAAATGATTAAATCATGTATGAATCATATTTTTGAAAATAAATATTTAAATGATATACATGAACCTACTGGAAATAAATTATTCTACCAACATTTTTCTAAATATGAAACAAAATTAATGAAAAATAATGAATTTATTCGTTTAAATAATGGACAACCCGTGAATGTTAATAATAATAAAAATAATCATAAAAATAATTCTCCAATATTATTTGTTTCCCATTATAAAAATTATTATCAAGATAATTATTCTAATTTCAGAGATGATTGGACAAAAAAAAGTTTTTATTATAAAAATGTTATACGAACAGGTGGTCGTTATTTCTATTTTGCTCCCTCAAAATATCAAGATACTTTTACGGTAATGCAGTTAAAAGAAAATATATTTATATTAAAACGTACTGATAGTAATCTAGGATGGACATTAGACGTACATGTAGATACAATTCATATAACATCTGGTGAAAAGAAAACAATTCACGTAGGTTCATCTAATGAAAATGAAAAAGTTTTTATTATTGAATAATAAATAATAGTAGTTCATTTATATCCTACTAATTAGATTAATTCTAGAAATTTTATTATATTTTTTTTATAGAAACTATAATGAATAAAGATCTTTCTTTTTTTCCTGATTATATAGGATCCCATTTTTTTTCATCATATCATTCTATTTCCAATTACTTACTAAATAAATATGAACTTATTCAATCATCAAAGAAGGAAAAACTTATAATCCATTTATCTTATATAGAAGAAAATTTGCTTTATTTTTATATAAAACGTATTGATAAAGAAGATGGATGGAATTTCGATCTTAAAATTAAATTATATGATATAAATCAAAAAGACTATCTAATTTTATCACTGGGAAATTCCTCGCTATCTACTAAAGAAATAGAAATTTATTTACCAAAGTCAATGGACTTAGAATATGAATCTTTGGCTCTTAAAAAAGAATGGATGTCTTTACCTTTAATTACAACAATTGAAAATAAAGAAAAAGATACATGGTTGCCGAAAATTATGAAATTTCATTCTCAAAATCCATACTTTTCAATTTATAATTTTAATTATCAAATGAGACGTCAATTTATTGTAGAAAATTTTAGTTTACATATTCATTTTTATGATAAAGTAAAAGATCAAGAGTTAAAGAAATTGCTTTTTTATTTGCTATATTTTAGTAAATATCGTGGATTATATATATCCTATTCATTATTTGATCATCTCTCCTTACCCTTACTTTATTATTTACCTGATTCTTTAATGAATCAATATTTATATTCAAAGCACAATTTTTCTTTTATTTCATCCATTGCTAATGAAAGATCATGGATTAATAGTTCTTTATTGCTGAAAGATTTAGAACAAGAATCTTTTCAACCATGGGAAACTTATTGTTTATCTAAAAAAGGTGACTGTTCGATTCAATCATCTTTTTTTCATATAGATGAAAAAGATGAAGTAAACGAACCTAAACCTTTGATTCATTTTTATAAACAAATATTTGAATTTAAAGGTTTTAAAATTTTACTTGATTTTGAAGGAAATAAAAAATACCAAATTGATCATATGAACTTTAATTATTATACATTAAATGAAGAAAATAATCAATTAACAGATACACCACAATTTTTTATTATTCATGTAGATAATCATGAAGAAAAAGAGATTACTATATCTAATTTTAATTTAGCTAATGAAAATATAAAAATATTTAAATTAGATGAATTGAATCAACATGATCAAAAAGAAAAATTATATAGTTATTATCATTTTAAGGATCATTTACTTGAAGAAAATATGGATAAAGAAAAATGGTTATCATTAATAAATAAAAATCAAGAAGAAATACAAAAAGAGTTACAAAAAGAGTCACAAAAATTAAATCAATTAATAATAAAAGAAAAGCAAAAAATAATAAAAAATCAAAGCATAGATTTAAATGAAAAAGATTTAAAAACAAATGAAGAATTATATAATAAAGATAAATATAAAGAACATAGTGTATCTAATAAAGAAATGAACTCTCCTAAGAATAATTTAAAAAAAATAATTCTAAATGAAGATGAAAACGACAATAAAGGGGAAAATAAAAATATAGATAAAGATAAAAATATAGAAAATGATGATAATAAAAATATAGAAAATGATGAAAATAAGAATATTGAAAATGATGAAAATAAGAATATTGAAAATGATGAAAATAAGAATATTGAAAATGATGAAAATAAGAATATTGAAAATGATGAAAATAAGAATATTGAAAATGATGAAAATAGAAAAATACAAGAATCATTACCAGAAAATCCAAGTAACAAAATAAAAGTATTAGTCACCGGCGGAACGGGTCTTGTTGGCCATGCTCTGCAGGAAATTATTGATATTACAAAATATGAACCCATATTTTTAAGTTCTAAAGACTGTGACTTATGTGATTATAATCAAACGTATCAATTATTTGAAAAAATTCATCCTACTTATGTGATTCATTTAGCTGCGTCCGTTGGAGGATTATTTAAAAATATGAATCAAAAAGTTTCTATGTACGAAGATAATACATTAATTAATTTAAATGTATTAAAATGTTGTCATCAATTTTCTGTTTCAAAAGTAATTAGTTGTTTATCAACTTGTATTTTTCCCGATAAAACATCCTATCCAATTAATGAAACAATGCTTCATAATGGACCACCTCATACTTCTAATGATGCTTATGCATATGCCAAGCGAATGTTAGAAGTTCATTCAAAAGCTTATCAAGAACAATATGATAGTAATTTTATTTGTATTATTCCCACAAATATTTATGGTGATCATGATAATTATTCATTAGAAGATGGTCATGTAATTCCATCATTAATACATAAATGTTATAATAGTATTCAAAATAATGAAGATTTTATTGTTCGGGGAACAGGAAAACCTTTGCGACAATTTATTCATTCTATCGATTTAGCAAAATTAATGATCTGGTCATTAGAATCTTACGAAAAGAAAGATCCCATTATCTTATCTGTAGATCCGGAAGATGAAGTATCAATTGAATCAATCGCTCACATTATTGCTAAAACTTATGATTATGAAGATCGTCTTGTATTTGATGATAGTTTTAGTGATGGGCAATTTAAAAAAACTGCGGATAACACATTGTTAAGAAGTTATTTACCTGATTATGAATTCATAAAAATTGAAGATGGCTTACCCAAAACAATTCAGTGGTTTATTGATAATTTTGATCATGTTCGTAAATAATAGAAATATAATGTATTTAATAGATAATATATATAATAAATCATATATATATAATAATATAATTTAATATTATAATTTTTAAATTTATATATAAATAGAATATCTTATTTATATATAACGAAAACTATGCTCTTAACAATAAATAACGCACTCTTATTAAATAGTGGTCTTCCTCAATTTCAATTTTTTGAAACTGCACAAATTCAACCTACTATATCTCAATTGATTCAAGAATCACATCAGCAATTTTTATCTTTAGAAGAAAAATTAAATCAACCATTAGATAATTATTCTATTTCTGAATTATACAAATTAACTATCGAAGAAACAGAAAAAATTGATTATCCTTTAAATTATGCTTGGTCGATGGTATCACATTTAAAATCTGTCACTAACAGCCCCGAATTAAGAAAAGCATATGAAGAATCATTACCAAAAATAATTGAAGAAAATACATACACATCTCAGTCTCAACCTTTTTTTCACGCTATTAAAAAATTAAAAGAATCAAATGAACTATCCCCTTTACAACAAAGAATTATCGATAGTTCTTATCAAGGAATGTTTTTAAGTGGTATCGGATTAACAGGTTCTGAAAAAGATCGTTTCAATCAAATCACTTTATCCTTAGGTGAATTAAGCACCTCTTTTTCAAATAATGTATTAGATGCTATTAAAAATTATGAATTTTATATTTCAGAAGAAAAATATAAGTCATCTATGAAAGAAATACCAAAATTTGCGCTGGAATTATTTTCACAAGCAGCTAAAGAAAAATATCCCAACTCCAGTCCTGAAAATGGACCATGGAAAATTTCACTAGATGGTCCGTCCATTATGCCTTTTTTAAATCATTGTCCAAATGAAGAATTACGAAAACAAGTTTATTTAGCATTTATTTCGAAAGCTTCCAGTGGAAAAGAAAATAATATGCCCATTATGAAACAAATATTAAATCTCAAAGAAGAACGTGCTCATTTATTAGGTTATCAAAATCACGTCGAAGTATCTTTATCAGAAAAGATGGCTTCTACGCAAGATGAAATTGAGAAAATATTAAATGACTTGAATGACAAAGCTAAACCATATGCTCAAAATGATATGAATGAACTCATTGATTTTATGAAAAATATACATCCAACGAAAGAAACCTTAGAACTATGGGATATTTCTTATTATTCTGAAAAATTAAAAGAATCAAAATATGAATTGAAAGATGAAGAGTTAAAACCATATTTTCCTCTTGACGGTGTTCTAAAAGGTCTATTTCAATTAGCGCAAAAATTATTTAATGTACAGATCGAAGAAGTAAATTACCAAGAAGAAAATATTCATGTTTGGCATCCTGATGTTAAATTTTTTCATATTTATGATTGTCTTGAAGAAAATACTTCTAAAAAACATATTGCATCTTTTTATTTAGATCCATATAGTCGCCCTGGAGAAAAAAATAGCGGTGCCTGGATGGATGTATGTGTTCAAAAATCAAAAATAATGGATAATTTACCCGTGGCTTATTTGATTTGTAATGGATCTCCTCCAATTCAAGCTTCCGAAAATACATGTGAAAAACCTTCTTTAATGAATTTCAATGAAGTTGTGACCTTATTTCATGAATTTGGACATGGATTACAACATATGTTAACAACGATAGAAGATTCATATGCATCAGGTATTCAAAATGTAGAATGGGATGCAGTAGAACTACCATCCCAATTTATGGAAAATTGGTGTTATCATGAAGAAACATTAAAATCATTTGCGAAGCATTATGAAACAGGAGAAGCCATTCCTTCTGATTTATTTGAAAAAATAATTAATCAAAAAAATTACCATGCTGGTATGTTAACTTTACGCCAAATTTATTTCGCAATGATGGATCTGCATTTGCATAGTGTTTCTATACATAATGAAGAAGAATTTATGAAAATTCAACAGGAATTTGCTGAAAAATATTTAGTTAAAAAAATAGCACCTGAAGATAGATTTTTATGTGCTTTTAGTCATATTTTTGCTGGAGGATATAGTGCCGGATATTATAGTTATAAATGGGCTGAGATTATGTCTTGTGATGCTTTTGGAGCATTTGAAGAAATTGGCTTAGAAAATAAAGAAGAAATTCGTTCTTTAGGAAGAAAATTTCGAAATACAATATTATCTTTGGGGGGTAGTAAGCATCCTTCAGAAGTATATGAAATGTTCCGGGGTCGTCAGCCAAATGTGGATGCTCTCTTAAGACAAAATGGATTATTATGATTCTATTTTATTAGAAATAAATAGTTATAACAAATAATAATAAAAAACAAATAATAAAAACAAATAATAAAAACAAATAATAAAAACAAATAATAAAAACAAATAATAAAAACAAATAAATTCGATTATTTTTTTTTAATTTTTCATTGTTCAATAATAATAATGGAATATAAAACCATTCCTTCTTATTTACCCCCACGAAGTGATAAGAAATTACTGAATTCTTATAAAATTATTAATGTAAATGGAATAAAAAATCAAAGTGCTATATTAGATTTATTTTGTGTCATTTATTATTTAAATCCCCGAAAAATAAAAGTTATTTTGCGGAATTGTGGTTCAGAAGGTGGATGGGACCAAAATATTCATATTTCTATTCAAGATTTAAAGAATTCTAAAAAATATTTAACAGTCTCCTGTGGGTCATCTAATTATAATTGTAAAAAAATAAATATTTACTTGGATAAGGACATTAATTATACTGGAGATAATGATGAAAACGCATCTTTTTACATTGATTATCAAAAATATGATTCATCATCATCCACGTCCTCGTATTCATTTTCTAACCAATTAATTCCGAAAACCATTATTCAGACATATGAAACGAATGAATTCCATAATATTTATCATTATAACGCAGTGCAGACATTTCTTGAATTAAATCCCGAGTACACCTATAAATTTTTTAATGATCAAGATTGTTATGATTATATGAAACAAAATTTTTCTCCTGAAATTTTTAATGCATATACTTCATTAGTACCTAAAGCTTACCAGGCAGATTTATTTCGATATTGTATTATTTATAAAGAAGGTGGGTGTTATTTTGATAATAAATATATATTAAGAAAACCATTAGATTCTTTTATTAAACCAAAAGATAAAAATGTGTTTTGCTTGGATAGGTTTGAAGGATTAATGTTTAATTCTATTGTAATCAGTATTTCGAATCAAGATTATTTAAAAAATATTATTGATCGTGTTGTAAAAAATGTACAGCAAAAATTTTACGGACGAGGACCCTTACATCCTACAGGTCCTAAATTATTTTATGAATATGTTAAAAATGAAAATGTCATTTTTCAACATATGTCAAAAAATCCTTCCAATAATTATTTAAATAATTTTGTTTCTTTAATCAAATCACCAAATCAAATCTATTTTCATAAATTTTATAAAGGATATTATCAAAATAATACAAGTAAACGATATATAAATTATCGAAAAAGTAAAGGAAGTGATTATACTCAATTATGGGAAAATCGACAAATTTATCAATAAAAAATAAAAAAATTAATAAAAATTTAATAAAAAAAGTAATAAAAAATTAATAAAAAAATTAATAAAAAAATTAATAAAAAAATAAAAATTGATTTTATTTTTTAACTATTTAATATTTAAAAAATTACCTCTAATAAATAGTAGAGTAAAGATTCCATACAGCAATTTACATATCTCTTAATAAATTTATGGAAAAAGGAATCTGTACTGTTTAAGAATAAATAAAAAAGATTTTATACAGCAATATTTTTCACACAGAATAAGTCATGTAAAAAGAAATCTGTACTTTTTATTCTTAAACAATAAAGACTTCATCCAGCAATTTATTTCAACAAATAATAACTTTTAAAATATTTTTCTGAAGTCTGTATTTCCCGCCAACTTATAACTATGTATTTGGTAGTTATATTATTTTCAATCCATTTACTTGATTATTTTCACATTATTTAATTATATTATGATTCATTCAAAATTATTATGATTCATTCAAAATTATTATGATTCATTCAAAATTATTATGATTCATTCAAAATTATTATGATTCATTCAAAATTATTATGATTCATTCAAAATTATTATGATTAATTAATTCGATTATGTTCATTTTATATTCATTTTTTTATTTTTAATAAATTTAAATTTATTAAAAAATTATTAAAAAATTATTATAATAATTATAATTTTTTTATAAATAAAATGTTATTTTTTATTTTTTCAATATTTTTATTTTATTTTTTTATTCTATTTTTTTATTCACTAATATTGATAACACTGATCGAATAGTATTGTAATTTGGATCATCCAATACTTGTCGAAGAGTTTCGGTAGGAGTTATTGTTTTTTGAACTACTTCACCATCTTCATTTTTTTCTTCTTTTACCAGTGGTTGTCCTGTTAAAATCATTTTCAGCAAATTAGGAGAAAATCCTGATAGAAGTTGTACATTATTTTCATCTTTTGAAACGGGAAAGCCAACTGTATCGGCTCGTAAGTTCCAGAAAATAATCTTGGGAAATTGATATCCGTGTTGTGAAAATTCATCTTTCATAGTTTCAAACATAGTATATCCAGATCGATCTGATTCATTAAACTGCATGTCTGAAAAAACAATTAAATCAGGAATGTCTTCTTGACGCAATGTATTTTCTTTTGCAACTTTTAAAATAAGTCGGAAAGCTTTTTGAAAATCCGTAGATCCGCCCCAAGAAGCATTTTTTGTTTGTTCTACTTTTTGTTTTAAATTGTCATCATCATTTAAAACTACCCACGATGGATTTGTTTCAAATGTCAAAAATCGATTTCTAAAATGATCATGACTGAGTTCTGATACTAATATACCTAGAGCAATAGCAACCATCATAGGTATTCCTGACATAGATCCAGAAACATCTACCATTGGTACTAATTTTCCCAAAGAAATACTATTTTCATCAATTGGTGAAGATGATATCATAGAATTTAATACATTTTCACGAATTTTTTGCCATTGAGCATCGTAAATTTGAATTTCTTCTTCAGAAATTTGTGAGGAAGAATACAATTGTTGTACTAATTCATGAGGCATCATATCTTTACCATTTACTTTTCCAGTAGCAAGTGCACTTAGTAAATGAAGACGACATGTATTTCGAGATTCTTTATCTGGATATCTTAGGGTCGGCTTTTTCAAACATTCATTTAAGAAAGCTTTTCGATTTTTAT